ATCTTTATCAAAGACCATCTCTTCAGTTATTATACTACGTTTATCTACCGTATTCATTAAGTTTGTTATCCATATGATTTCATTATAATTATTATACATTGGCGTTGCGGTAAGTAATAATAATCTTAAATTAGTTGCTTGTTTACAAATTTTGAACAATAAATTGGATAAACGTTTTATTTCTTTATTTTCTTGAGATGGTCGTATATTATGCACCTCATCTATTATAATCAAACGATTATTAAATACATTTTGTATATTATTTATTTCTAATCGTTTCTTTTCTTCTATCGTTAAATTACTACGTTGATCAATAAAAATTTTATTTTGAATATAATTCGCCAATTCACCATATCCTTTAAAGGAATAATATTGTTTAATTAAAATATTTATTTGAGATATTATCTTTTCCTTAGTTAATCCTTGCAATTGAGTTGGATTTATTTCATTTAATAACGAAGAACCTATACAGGTATTTAAATTCCATAAACCATTTTCTAATATTAATTTTCTCTCATCAAATAATTGCAACCGAAAATTTTTTTGTACATTTGGCGATGCTATTATTAATATTTTTTGTTGTAAATTTACTTGTTTCATATATTGTCTCATTTCTTCTGCAATACCTATCGCACTACATGTTTTTCCAGTTCCTAATCCATGATATAATAATAAACTATTATAAGGCGTTTGAAACGATAAAAAATTTTTTACAAATATTTGATGAGGCAGTAATTCAAATTCAAGCTTGCATACTTCTTCGGCTCTTTTTTTTATATCAACGATTTTTCCATCATACTTATTATCATTAAATTCTTTATGTTTTGCTATTTTTATATTAAAATTTGGATCATTTAATGTAGGATATAAAAAATCATAATCATCATCTGTTACATTATTATATTCCATTATTTCTTTGTTAAATTGAAAATTATTATATTCATTTGAATAAATATCTGTAGGAGGCTTCAATAATATATTATTTTGTTGTATTGTTTCTTCCGGTATAGGTAATTTATCATTTAAATCTTTTTTATAATTTTCTTCTTCAATTACAGGTTCCGGTTCCGGTTCCAGTTCCGGTTCCAGTTCCGGTTCCACTATTAAAGACGTATCTGATGATTGAATATCAACCGTAATTTGTTCTTCTTTTTTTGGTATCGATTTTTCTTTCTCTATTGTAGGAACCGGTAATATTTCCTTTATTTTATTTTCTAAATGAATAATTTGTATAATGTATTCATCCTTTAAATCGCCAAAATAATACTTATCTTTTTCTTTTGGTTTTATATTTAATTGTTTTTTGGAATCTGTTATAATTAGTGTTATTTCTTTCGTTTTTAATGTTTTTAAATGTATAATACGATCAATATTTTGATTTAATATTTCTACTTTATAATCTTTTTTTCGTTCTTTTACTTCTAATACAATACTTTTATTGTTATTTTGAACTAATATATTTTTTAATTCATAACACATATTGGTTCCTTGAGGATTTTGGGGGGTACGAGTATCACATCGACGTTTTTTATCTCCAATTTTTTTACATCTTTTTCCTGGACCACATTCTTCTTCTTTTTTTGGTAATAAATGGGATAGAGATATCGGACCTGTATTTTTAATTTTAGTTGGTTTTATTTTTGATAAATTTTCAAGTGTATCCATATAATTATATATATATACTTAATATAATTATATTTGTAACGTATAATAATTATTTAAAATAAATGATATTTTTTTCAGTAATACTTGTTTCTCTTTATTATAGTTACGTATCAAGTTTAAACAATCTTCCATAGAATACCAACCCATTTTACTAACCTCTGCCTTTTCATAATTCTCAATATTCAACGTATCTTCATACGGAATATAAGCTATAAAATATTTATGTTTATAAGATTTATAATTTGAACCTGTAAATATTTCTTCAAAAGGACAAATATTTTGTAAAATATGTAATTTTTGTTTATTATATCCAGTTTCTTCACAATATTCACGAACCGCACAATCAAAATCCTTTTCTTTAAAATTTCGCCGACCTTTAGGAAATCCCCATTCAGTTTCGTCCCATATATATTTTTTATCACTAATTTCAATAATATCATTTATTGTATAAATTTCATTATTTATATTAACCCCATTACGTAAAGCCGCTAATTTATCTTTTGATAAAATCTCTTCATTTTTATATTGTGTTGATATTATTTCATTACCCCAAATATTAAACCATAATTCGTCAAACGTCATCGTTTTTAAATTATTTTTTTCATCTATAGTCATTTGATTAAACATATTTATTATATATTTTTTATCATTTAGCGAATATTTTCCTCTCATAAAATCGATAAATCCTAATGAATGTCGTCTTCTAATCATTAAAAATTCAATCTTATTATCATGATAACGATATGAAATTATACCATTACTTGTAATCGGGATCTTACATTGATTATATAAATGTCCTTGCTTACCGCAATTATTACAATATTGTTCATTCATTCTTATTCGATTATTCTATATTAATATATTATTACCTTTTTATATAGTTATATAAATGGAATTTGAACCAGATATTTGGGGACCACATTTTTGGTTTTTTTTACATACTATTGCTGAAGCATATCCATTAACCCCCAATAAAGTTACAAAACGTAAATATTATGATTTAATTCAAAATTTTCCTCTTTTCATTCCACATGATAATATGGGCAATCAATTTAGTCATTTAATAGATAAATATCCGGTTTCGCCTTATTTAGATACCCGAGAATCTTTTACACGATGGGTTCATTTTATACATAATAAGATTAATTATATATTAGATAAAAAACGAATATTATTACCTGATGCGTTAAAGAAATATAGAGATTTATATAAAAATAAAACAGTTCATTTAGCAGAAAGATTTCATATAAAAAAACACTTTGTTATTTCTTTCTTTATTATCATTCTTTTTATTTTCATATATCTAACGTATAACTAAAAATCTAATGATATCTTAATTATGAGATTTGAAATTGTTCTTTTTTTAGTTGCAGGTTTTATACTGGCGAATATTTATACTGACGGAAAATATACAAAATTATTAATTACTAACAAAAAATACATTCAAATGGGTGGGGTTGCTTTCGCTACTTTAATGGTTTATTTATTAATCAAAAAAAATCCTCTTCGGGCAAGAGATATTGTAAATGTTTCAAATGATTATATTAAATATTTACCGTTAGATAAAGATACTACCAGCGTTATATCACCTATTTTAGATTTTACTTCAAAACAAAATTTTTATGATACTCAGATGGATGACGGTAATCAACCTATTTTATCTGTTCATCAAAATTCAGAAAATAAATTAATGAATTCAGGCAAAAAAGGCACAAAACGTTCCGTAAGTGAAACGAAAAAAAAATTTGTTGCCTCTAGACAACAATGGAATTGTAATGATTGTAATAAACAATTAAATGCATGGTTTGAAGTTGATCATGTGGTTCGATTAGAACATGGAGGTAGTAATCATATAGATAATTTAGTTGCTTTATGTAGAGAATGTCATGGAAAGAAAACAACTATTGAAAATTTATAATATAAATATTTATATAATAATCTTTATAAATTATATAAATGTATGAAATAATAAAATCAAATATACTTACTGTTTTACTATTTGTTATTATATTATCCACTTCAATTGGATTATATTTTTTATCTGAAAATAATAAACTTTTATTTGATAATAAATTATATGATTCTCTTATTTTACTATTACCATTAACTCTTATTCTAATGTATTCAAAAGATGTTTTACCGGATTATTCACAAATGAATTCCTTAAAAATTCTACCATATATTTTATTTCTAATTACTTTAGCTACTTCTATTTGGTATTTATTTTATTATAATAGTATTTTTAGTTTTTATACCGGTAGTGTTACTTTATTATTAACTTTTATTATTATTCTCGGGTTATCAATCATTTTTTACTTTTTTGGTAATTACATTAAATCTATGGATGGATTTTTTGGTAATGCTGTTCGTTTTTTGTTTAATATTCCAGCAATTGTAAATGAAATTATTGATTATATTGTTTCTGAATATCGTATAACCACCAAACCTATCTTATTTACTTTTATACTTGAGATTGTATTAATTTTAATCTATATTACTTTACCTTGGTTAATGAAAAAAATATTACATAAAAATAGTGTTTATTTATTAGAAGATACTATCTTTTTAGATAATCCACAAAATATACCTATTCATGAACATGCTGTTTTTTTACGTGATGAAAATGATAAAGATATTTATCGTCGTAATTATGCGATTTCTATGTGGTTTTATTTAAATAAATTTCCGACGAATTACATCTCTTATGCGAATGAAAGTATTATATTTGATTATGGTAATGGTAAACCAAAACTAACCTATGTTTATGATGAAAATGATGAATTCAAGAAAGACAAATTTATCTTTTGTTTTTCTAATCATTCTGATGAAAAATATGAAATTACTCTTCCTGCACAAAAATGGAACCATGTTGTATTTAATTATTATTCCAGTCACGCTGATTTATTTATTAATGGTAATTTAGAAAGAAGTTTTAAATTTGAACCTAAAGAAATGCCTACTTATAGTAGTCAGGATACAATTCAAATTGGCGATGAAGGTAATTTAAGTGGAGCTATCAGCAAAGTTCAATATTTTAAAAATTCTTTAAATACAGATACTATAGCCAATTTATACAATTTAACTATGGATAAAAATCCACCCTTGTAATATTTATTTATATGTATTTAGTATATAAATGAATAATTTAGTTCTATTTTTAGGAATTCTAATAATTATATTGATATACATTTTGTATATGTATTTTACTATGAGTTCCACCACATTATATTCAACCGCTCATTTATTAATGAGTCAAAATGCTGTAGAAATATCATCAAAACCTACCTCAACCAGATATGCTTATGGTATTTGGATTTATGTTAATGGATGGGATTCTAATGTAAATAAAGTTATTTTTGACCGTAA